TTCTATCACTTCCTCCGCCCACCTTTTTCTTGGTGCCCAAACTTTGCCTGATGCAAATAAATCAGATACTGAATTCATACGTGATATTTTATCATTACCACGAGTTGGCGTAAACTCTTGAACAGGAATACCCATACGTCTTAATTCAAAGATCAATGGTGCACCTGAAGCCTTAGCTTCCACAATAAACGCATCAGGCTGCCATTCTTGATACATCTCCATAGCACGGCCTTTGAGTTCAGGAAACTCCATACGTTCTTTTAAAGCGTCCAACAAAATAATATTTGGATCATGAGGATTCTCATCTTTGAAAAATACTCCCCAAGTTGTACATGCTGAATAGTCAGAACGTTCATTTTTAGTAAACGCAGTATCCCATGACTGGATAATAAAATCACAAGGAGGAGGTATTTCTTTTTCCCATACGTTCCACCACTCACGTTTAACAATAGCTCCTTCTTCAGAAGTAGGATCTTGTTGATATTGAGCTTGCCATTTAGATAACGGCAACTCTGTACGTAATTTATCTAACTCATCATAAGACCAAAACTCTGGCCATAAAGGTTTTTCATTTGGAAGAATAGCTGGGAGCTCAATAATTTCCCATTCATCTCCGTCACGATCTACCATGGCTTGAAGAATCTTACCCGTTAGATCACGCTTAGCCCAACGAGTCATAACGACTACGATACTACCTCCTGGTTGTAAACGTTGACGTGGACCTGAGGTATACCACTCGTATACCTTATCAAATACGCCAGGATCTCCTGCGGCTAATGCAGCTTCTTGCTCGGAATGCGGATCGTCAATAATGAGAAGATCAGCGCCTTTACCTGTAACAGTACCACCCACACCAATAGCAAAGTACTCACCATTAGCATTAGTACTCCAACGACCAGCAGCTTTAGAGTCAGATCTAAGGGCAACGTTTGGGAATATTTTGGCATAGACTTCAGAGTCTACCAAGTTTCGGACTTTACGTCCAAAGCCCACAGCTAACTCTGCTGTATTAGAACATTGGATAATCTTCTTATTCGGAAACTTGCCTAGATACCAAGCAGGAAGTAAATAAGATGCAAACTCAGACTTAGTATGACGAGGAGGCATGTTAATAATAAGACGCTTAGTTTTTCCATTTGCTATTTCCTCAAATTTTTTAGCCATCAAAGCGTGATGACGTCCATCAATAAATACCGGCCACATGGTATGCACAAAAGACAAAAAGTCATTTTGACCTTGCTCACGCAAGACCGCAGCTTCATATGCCTTCACCTGTTCCCATATGGGAGCTTGTTCAGACTCCGGAAGTAACTTAACGAGTTCTTCTATTTCATTCATCTCTCAAACCTAGCTTTTAATCGTTTATATTTTGCATACCAATATTCATTACTATTCATAACTTTCATAGGTCTTCTAAAAACGCCACGCACCATTTTGAAGCGGTTATTACCCGGCTTCATTAAATAAGTTAGACCTAATATATCTCTATTCAAGATTACGTAACCTCATGTATGCAGGACGTATAGAGCGGGCACGACCCTTAACCCCTTTACAGATACCTAAATCCACTAACGCCCACATTTTCCGTGAGACATTACCACGGCCCTTTTCCCCCGTTAGTTTCATGACATCATCTATAGATGGGCCAAAACCAAACTCTTGCCACCAAGATTCTATAATCATATATATTTCTTTTTGAACAGGTGTCATAGGGGACCCAAATCGTCAAGGGGGGTTATTTCTATATTCACTCCCAATTCTTCTCTCAAAATTTGCATACCCCCCACCCCCTCGGATATTTCCTCGTCAAGGATAGGATATATACCTGGCTTAGCCGAAGGCAGCGGCTTATCTTCGTTACGCAACGTATCCATCCCACCATAGAAGGCTTTCCTACAAGACTCCATATCTAAACCCTCCCCATAGTGAGACCACCATATAATAAATAAACTTTCCTTGTTCATTCCTCTTTCCAATCAGGATTACCTATACCATTGTCAGGGGACCCAGAATCACTAAGGGGGGTTTCCTCCATAAGTTCAAGATCACCTATGTCCACAAAATCTATAGGGGTACCCGTGTCTAAAGTTGGTGATTGAGTGTGGGGAATACTATGCAAGGCCTGGTCATGTGCGTAAGGCTCATTTAAGGGGGTGGCGGTGGGTGGGTTCTCTGTATTGTCAATTTGACCGCCCTCACCCGCTGAAATAGTTTCATCATTTTGTGGAAAGGTTGAGCCGTTATCGTGTAGAGAGCTTTCACTATCCTCTATTAATTGCGCCTCTTGGATAACATCACCTTTAATATCTCTCAATAAATCATCTGCGCTTTTTTTCTTATGCTCTGATAAAGAATTACTTGTGCCGATAGCTGTCTTTAAGGCGTCAAGTAGTTTAACCTTCATCTCTTCACTATTTGAAACTATCGTGGTTTCTTTTCTATCCTCAAAGAGTGAGACCTCTGCAAACTTGCCTATTAATTCAAGAGCCTTGAGCCTGTCTCTTGGTGAATTATCCTCATCAATGGCTATATTGGTTATGTTTTCTATAGCTAAAGTCCTTAAGTGAGGGGGTAAAAGGTATTTCTGCGCCTCTATTCCCGCCTTAACCTTAGTTATCATCATGGCTACTTTGGGGTTGTTTGCTACCTTGTGCGCTTCACTTGCTTGTGTATTAGGGTTGCCTTGTGTGTTATATGTCTTTCTGTATGCCTCTGTCTTATTGTCACCACGTGCAACCGCCTCTGCAAATGCTTTCTGTTTTGCAGTCAATGGGATATCTCTACCAATCAAGTCTTCAATGGGTATATTCTTTAAGCCTTCTTTAATTTGTTTCTTTGTCAATTTCATAGGTATTAAATGAGAATGGTTATTATTCTCAGATAATAATAGACTTTCCGGCTTGTGTAAAGAGATTTTAAGCCACGATTGATGTTAGTTTGATACCTTACCATAGGACGATTAGATACACCCTTATAGACGTTTGTATGACTTCTATCCGTCCGCCTTCGGCTCTTTTACCCGCATCATTATGGGCGGTTTAAGCCCTTGTAAAATAATTGTATAAAATACTTGCAATCTATATTTAATTAGATTAATCTATGCAATACATGGAAAGAGTATATTTCATGTCTTTTTAAACATTAGAGAGGGTTTACTATGCTAGTAGAACAATTAGTTTTAAATCCATACATTGAAAAGATTGACGCTAAACACCTTACCGCATCTTATGGTAATTACCGCATCAAGCTATCTGATAGACAAATCCGTTATTTTAAAACTTTAGAGGATGCGGACTCTTTTTTATCAATGTATCTTAAAAATGTTATCAATTCATAGGGGGTTATATGAAAATCAATGTTATTTTAAGAGCTATTCAGGCTTGTGCGGTTCTTATTATTAGTCTCATCTGTATAGGCTATCTTAAGGCGTATTTAGCCGGTTTCTTATGCCTGTTTGCCTTCGGCTTTTACTTCAACCAAGCTTTCGTTGAGGCGGAAAATGAATAATTACCATTATTTTAAGGGTTATTATCAGGTTTTAATGTATGAATTAATTTTAAGACAAGAACAATTAAACAAAAAGGGGCTTTAATTATGGAACTTCAAACAATTACAGAAACAAAAAAAACTTATATAGACAATGACAGGCTACAAGACCACGTTGATGCTATAGCGCAAACAATCACAGACGGCTTCAATGATGATTTAAATGATGATAATGAGCCTTATAGTGCTTATGACTATTTAGAGGGTGTTATGGATATTCATTGGGTTTTAAACAATGATAAAACATACAGAGGAGCACGGCTCTTGGTGGCCTTTGGTGGCCCTAATATTTGGGTTGATACTGAGTCCGGTCTAGTTGAGGGTTATTGGTGGGGTAGTTATGCTAAGGCATCATTTAAAGACAATATTGGCCTTGATAATGCGTTGGAAGAATTATTTTCTTGCTAGTGATATCTTAAAGCCTCTTAATTTTTAGGGGGCTTTAGGGCTATCTTTAGCCGTTTATAAACTTTTAGAGGGGTTTAAAAATGAAATCTTATAAATTCACTATACACGCTAGTCCATCTCATGCGGTGGGTGATATTGTAATGCAACATATTACACAAACACTACATAGAGAGGATATAACCGGCACTATTGACCAAGTAAAGAGCAAAATTCAAGAAGTAAAAGAAAAGCTCTTAAAAGAAAGAAACTATGATAAAAACATGGGTTTTTCTATATATGCTCAATTTTGGGGCGGTCAGCGTAAGCCTAACGGCTATGACACTATCAAGCGTCAATTATCAGCTAACTATATAAACAGAGCATAGAGCTATCTCTAAGCCCTTTTGTAGAGGGCTTAGGGGCTATCTTTAGCCGTATTAATAACAGAGTAGAGGGCATTTTTTTAAAAACAACATAGTAGAGGGCAAAATTATGCAATCAATTAAAAGTATTGAAGAATTAAAGAGACAATGTAGTGATGATGTAGAGGGCTTTTTTATCCTACTCAATGGCGGGGCTAGGTCATCTAAAGATATTCGGTATGAACCGGCAGATGATACTTGGTGCATGACCAACGGGATAGATGATAGTCATGTGGACTATGATAGCACGGATGATTTTGTTATGAATGAGCCAATGATTGTGAAGGCTATGGCTTTTAATGCGTTTTTTAAATACTAGGAGAGAATCATGGGTTATAGAAGTGAAGTAAAAAGCGTGATTTACGCTGATAAAAATAAGATTGATAGTTTTATCAATGACAATAAAGAAGCGTTTGACTATTTAAAATCAGAATTTGATGACGCTTTACAGGTGATTGATAAGGACAATGAAAAGATTATCTTTTTAAATGGTGATGCTTGGAAGTGGTATCACGATTATAAAGAGATTATGGCTTGGAATGATTTTATGGATTTAGCGGATGAAAAGGAATTATCTGTTGAATTTGTAAGAGTTGGGGAAGAGCCGGAAGATATTGAAACAGATTACAGGGGCAAGCCGGCA